CATAACAGTTCTATTCATAGAATCTACTACTGTTACAGATGGTTTTTTACCAAGGCCGTGTTCTATCAGCCATTCTGGTTCGGATACATTCTGATCGTGGGAGTAACCTGTAAGCCCTACACCTCGTACTCGTACATCGGTAGTAGAAACAGTCATGGGCAACGCATTGCCATTACCATCGCTAAGTTGAACCTCGCCTGTTACCTCGTTACTATCAACGGTCTTAATAAGACCTTTGTAGGTATCTTTTGGTTTATTTCCTGTTAGTGTTGCCATTATATTTCTTCCTCCCAAGTATCGTTAATCATCTCCCACTTCATATCAATAACATTCCAGTATCTGTTATCAAACTCGTACTTATCGCCAATAAAATTATTAGCGTGTATTGATATGCCCAATGCTAATATCATCCCAAGTAAGCCAATACAACTCCTTGATAACAAGAAACACTTGTAAACTTGCCAAATATCTGCATACCCGTAGGTACTACTTGACCAGCTAAACTATCCCCTACAATTGATTCTGCATTGATATTAGCCTCTTGTACGCAAACAATAACACGGTAAGTCTCTCCGCCTGGTGTTACATCACCTGGTCCTAGTCTGCGAAATCCAAAATCCCCCATAGAAGATTGATAGTAGTTTCTGTCTTTAGTTATATTATTCTCCATTTATAATTCCCATTTAACATTAATGGTTTCCCATTGCATATTTATAAGTTCCCAATTTACACCCCAGCCTGATGATTGTTCAATTAAAACATCTGAGTATAGTCCAGTTATTCCAATTAAATAATCAACCATTCCTTTGTCATACTGTACTGCATCAGCGTTATATGCATCAATATCGGGAAATACATAATCAAGAAACCCTTTATCGGTTTGTGTTGCTTGCGAAAAGTATCCTCTTTTAATTGGTGCGTACATTACGAAATGTCTATTACGTTAGGATCATTAACAGCAAATGATGCTATCCAACTATCAGTAGATAGTGTTACATCAACATAAGAAAGTTCTGATCGTGAAGCACCACTTGTTGCTTGATACTGCATAGTAAGTCCATCCATCCAACCGCTAATTGTAGCAGTACCGTTATTATGGTACATGATACAAACGATGTCATTTCTTCGAGACATATAATCTACCTTATTCATTTTGACATCTAGCAATGGTAGTCTAATAATAATCTCTGTATTAATAACCCCAAGTCCGTTGTTTACACTTTTAGACTCGTTAAATATTGTAGTACCGTCTTTTTTGTTGTGTTCAAATACAACAGCATCTACAAGCTCTGCTTGAGTAACAATTGTTTCATCCACAGGATCTAATGCAATGTTTAAGTCTTTTTGAAGACCTAATACCACCTTATTAATACCTCCTACATTCTTGTTGCAGTTAAGGTCTATATCCTCTAGAAAAATGCTACAATTAAAACTCATAGTTTAAACATAAAAAAAGGGGAGGGGATTACTCCCTCCCCCTTGTATTAATTTACAAGATTCTATTAACCTGCTACGTTAGTCCAGTTTGAAGAATCTAAGTGGTAAGCCAAGCTATCCTCGTCACCTGTTAGGGTAAGTTGGTAACGGTTCTTTTCTGCACGACCAGTACCAGAAGTACCGTCAACAGTAGCAGCGTACAAGCCGTAGTCAAAACCAATCATGTGGTAAGTACCAGCAGCAGTCTCAACGAAAGCAACCAATTCAGCACCAGCTTTAGCCATGTCATTCAAAGCATCACGGTGAGCTGGAGACATCTTAGGGATTTCGATTGCAATAGTAGGAACTGTAGAAACGATACCGTCAGCAGATACAGTCTTAACATCTGTAAATACAGAGAAGCCATCTTTCAAGTTGAACTCAACTTTAACAGCGTCCCCATCCGTGTACAAATTAGCGGCAGCCGGAGTAACTGTAGCAGCACCACCAGACACACTAACCAAAGATTGTGAGATGAGTTCGTCACGGTTAGCAAGGTATACAGCCTTCAAGCCACCAATACCCAAATCGGTACAGTCGAAGCCTACATCAGCAAGAGTTAAATTACAAGCCATTTTGTTTTATTTTTTTAAGGTTTAATAAAGGGGAGGTTTCCCTCCCCCTTAACTATTATTGATGTGCGTAAACGATTTCTTCGCCTTTCAAGTAAGAGAAGCCAAGTTTGAATTGACCCCAAATCTTATCAGAAGACAATTCAGCTTCGTACTTCATGTCGATAGCACGAACATCGTTGTAGTCATCAGTCAACATCACCAAGTTCTGTGGAGCAGCTACGAAGAACTCGTCAGCTGGCAAAGAAGACATATGTACAACTTCCATACCGAAGTAAGGAGGAATGTTGCCTTCGATGATACCTTGTGGAGTAGTAGTGAACTTCTCAGCGATAGCTACTTGGTAGTTCTGCATAGCAGCAGTTCCCAAGAAGAAAGCAGGTTTGAAGTCACGGTCAGCATCTCCGTAGATAGCAGCCAACATTACGTCACTCATTGCAGCGTAAGCACCTTCCATCAAGTCTAGGATGTTTAGGGCAGTAATAGGCGCACCAGTGATGTAGTCGATAACAGCAGCATCAGCAGTCAATTCTGCGATGATCTCTGTAGAGGCTTGTTGCAAAGCACGTTCAGCAGACAATTTTGCGAAGTAGTCAAATACCCAGTCTTTGAACTCAGCGTCCATAGTTTCGGGATTGTGTTGACCTTTCTTCAACAACAAACCACGGTAAGAAGACTCAAGAGCAGTCTTACAGTTTAGGAAAGCCCACTTGTAAGTGTCAACTGTCATCTCTTTTTCAGAGATAGTAGCAGTAGATTGTGGATCAAATTGACAAAGGTCATTGCCCCAAGTCAATTGAGCGTCAAAGATAGGCACATTTACTTTTGCTTTAACTCCGTCAATAAGGCGGAAACGGTTTAGAACCGCAGCAGATTTTACCATTGAGTCGATGAACAAGTCTGGTCTACGATCTCCGTATGGCAAATTAGAAATAGATACACTCATTTTATTATGATTTTAAAAAAAGTTCTTTTTAAGTAATTTACAATAATTATTTACGATTGAAGAAATTGTTAATCATCGCAACTTTTTCTGGAGTAATTGCATCGAATACAACAGTCTTATCTTCAACTTGCTCTTCTTGCTCTTCAGCTTTTTGTTCAGCAGCAAATTGCTCTTCAACTTCTGTTTCGTTTACCTCTTCTTCAGCAGCTTCGTAAACTTCTTCTTTCTTTTCTTCAGAAAGGTCTTTAGCTTCTTCACCAGCTGGAGCCATTTCCTTCTCTGGTTTCATAGCCATTTCTTCTTCCTTTTCTTCGTCATCGTGTCCTTCCATTTTTTCTTCTTCGTCAGAAGACATAGACTCGATGTGCTTTTGAATCATTTCGATAGCAGACTTTAGTTCTTCTACGCCAGCGAACTTATCTTCAAAAGATGTCATAGCCTCAAGCAGAACAGCGTTCTCTTCTTCAAGGCCCTGGATTTTTGCTTCGTACTTAGAAACCATAGCCTCAAATTGAGCCTCTAGTTTACCAAGTTCTTTAGCGAAAGTAAAATCAGTCATTTTATTTTCTTTATTTACGGGTTTAATATCAGCTTGAATTTCGATAGAGAAGCCATTAACCTCTCCCTCTTTAATCGCACTAAACAATTCATCAGACTCAATCTTAGCCTTAACGAATACTGTTCCGTTTGGTAAGTCATATCCGTAGTCCTTAGACTTATCGTTATCTGACTCTTTCATCCAAACTTCAAGCATCACCACATCCTGAGTATCGTACTCGTGGTGAATACCAAATTGATTAAACAAACCTTTTTTAGAATAATTGTACATAATATCACGAATAGTCTCTTCCGTGAATCGTACATAGTAATAGCCATTCTCTGGCGAGAAGCGGAGTATTTCTTTATTTGGGATCATGATAGGCCCAACCACTTCTTTCTTTTCATCATTCGCAAACATCTCAACCTTCTTCACCTCATTGAAGTAAATAAAGTTTTCTTCGATTGCTGGTTTGTCTACAAGAGAGATTTTGTACATACCCTGTTCAAAATCCTCAAGTGTAATATCGTATAAAGGTAAATCCTTATTCATTTCTTAACTCTTGCTTTTTATATAAGCCTCAATCAAAAGCAGTTGTTTTTTTATTTCATCCATATCTGCTCTCAAATCCGTATGTCTTTTTTCAAAACCAACCTTAACTTCGTTGATGCTAAAAAACGCAAATCTGTATAACACATACAAACTACCAATTAATAGGACAAGTGTTATCCCATATTCACCAACAAGCTTTAAAGCATCTTCCATTATTTTTTTTGCTTTACTTTACGGTTGCCCCACGGAGCATCAGAAACTTCTACTTCTGCTTTAACAGTTCCTTTTCTAATTGCTTCAGCTTTTCTAATTGCCCAATTAACTCCGCTTGTTCCTCCCCAACCCAGCCAAGCAACGTAGCCTCTGTCTTTCCAAGGAGTGTTTTTATACTTCGGATCAATCGCAGCATTCTTTTTGTGACGGTTAAAAGCAGCCATCCTGGCAATTGTTTCATAACTTAGTTTTCTTTTATTAGCTAATTGATTGGCTCTAGCCCAGCCAACAGAAGTCATTCCTTTTACTTCTTTGCCATACTTCTTTTTCCACTCAAGAACTTTCTTGGCGTTATTAGAAGCAGATTGTGGGTAGTCGTTATATGTAGCCATCAAATTAATTTACAATTATTCTATTATTCCTTTGACATCCAAATAAGTATTTTCTTCAAACACGTTTCCAGAAACAGATTTGACCAAAACATTTTGATTGTTTATATAGGATAAAGAATTTTTTTCTAACATGAATAAAACATTAGAAACAGAATTTGTTGGAACAATCATAGAAAATTCTATCTCTACAGAACTTTTAGATTTTATTTGTTCTGTCGAGGATATAAAATCATAGTAGTCTGTAGTGTTTTCATTTTCATCTTCTGCTCTCAAATCGAATCCAGAAGAATTTACATGGCTTAGTAATCCGTTAAATACATGAGGATCTATAGGAGTCATGCTATTCCAATTGTACATCTCTCTGTATATTCTCTGTGTTTCCCAAGGGCCAAGACCATCACGAGAAATATATGTTATACAATAAGGAACTTGCAGTTGTGTTTCTGAATCTGGAGCAGATATATATGCAAATCTAACACCTATATCTGTTCGTAAAGGTGGAACATTTTTCACCACACCGGCTTCCTTTTCGCTAACTATGCCGTTTGTTACCTTATCAGAAAGCTCAATATATTCTGGGCCGCAAAGAGTTTTGTAATGAATAGAAGAATTAAACGAAAGCTCTAAATCATTTATGCCTATTGAATTTATTTCTTGAGTAGTAGATCCTATAGTAACTCCATCTCCATCAAAATCATCATAATAAAGACCATAATCTTTATTGGTTAAGATTAAGTTCTTTATAGAATCTTTTGGAGATGTTAATTTTATTGACCTTAAATCATCTATTTTTTCATTTAATGTAGAACCTTGAGTTCTTAAAATGTGTAATGGATCTATTCTTAAAACATGAGTGTTGTTAGAAAACTCATAAAAAATACCACACCCAAATCTTTTACAAACTATTGATAAAAAATCTACTGGAGATAAATCCGTTGTGTTGTTTATTGAGTCTTTAATTACAAACTCATCGTCTGGAAAGTATGGGTTAAAATCTCTATCTGCTTTACACTCAATGTTCAACGCAGTCCCAGAGAAACTAGAAACTGTTTTTTTAATAAATGCCTCGCCAAGCAAATCACTTCTGTGAGTATTGGATTCAAAATGATGAACACCAGTAGGCAAAGAAGGAGTACCACCGCTAGATGTTTTTGCTAGCCAACTATTAATTGTTTGAAAGTACATTTTGCCATCTAATGGTTCAACAAATATGTTGTAGCCATATCTACTGTCTCCATAAAAAGTCATTTCTAATTCATCATCAGGCGGCAAATACAAATCTACACTAGGCCATTCAAGAGCATCAGCATAATCAGATTGTCTTGTGCTGTCTAAAATTGCTGGTTTGTCATCATTAAGAAGCCCCCAAATTGCGGTATACTTTATAGTAAAGTCTGGGCCTATATTACTAGGTGTTGGGTTAGAATTTGATTTTTCAGAAGTACCCGTTGTTGCAGTCGCAGATTGTGCGGTAAGGACAATTGGTGTTCCGTTAGAATCGTTTAATCGCAATCTTTTTCGAGGGAATCCATCCTCATAGATATCCATAAATATTCCAAAGGTCATGTCTGTGTTTTGGTTTGTATTTAAAACCTTATACACAAAATTAGAATCACCAACAGTAGGAAACTCTATCTTAATAGTTCCACTTGGGTTTGACCTGTTGCCGTTATACCATTGAATCTTTCCGTCAAAACTCATGTGCGGACAAAAATACCCGGTTTCTCCTTGAGTTTCTTGGCCATATAAATTGGTTGTTTGTCTTTTTATTCCAAACTCTTGATAAGTAGTGCTAGGTGTTGAACTGTAATTACCAAAGGTCGCAAAGTCCCCGAAGAACGCAGTCTTAACCAACACTCTATTTCCGTCTAAATCATATTCAGAAGTTAGATTGGTATTTCTACCAGATTGCCTTGGTGCTTTTAGCAAAGGAAATTTTCTAGTATTTACATCGGCCTTGGCTTGCAACTTAGATGGCAGTACAGCTTGAAGTTTAGATGGCTCAAAGTCTGGCAATGCTTCAGTTTCGTTTATTCCAAAAAGTTTTGACTTCACCTGAACTGGTGTAGCCACAGTATTTAGATAATCTCC